TTTGGGTGTGTCTTCTAGTGTAAGAGTGGCTCTCATACTGCCTCCAATAAGACAGGCAGAACCATCGCTAGGCCTAGACCAAATGCCATACCCAGCATGAAAGCCTCTTTGTAACATAAAATATAATCTAACATTGTGTGTCTCCTTATGTAGTCCAAGTGTGCAACCAAAGAGGTCAGCCAGCCTGACCGTCTCAATTTGCCCAGCTGCCGACGGTCACATGCATAGTCTTGCCGTGACTCATGCTGACTACACATTCGCGGTCTTTAGGAAATGCCAGCATTAAGACACACAGAATGAGTGCGCCTAGGAATGCTCCCTTGATGTAATAGTCATTCATATAGATCCTTCTCGTTACTGGCAGGATTGCCACAGGTGAACCCTGAGAGTGACTCAAGGTGCACCTATTGCCCTCCTATCGCTCATAAAGTTCTATTAGCTCCCACAGAGCCTCAAGCTTTCTCACTAGGTTATCTTTATGACTGCTCACGATTGCATCTTTAAACTCAGCCTTAACCGCGACAATCTCCGCTCTTACTGTGTCAATGAAATTCATAGTGTCTCCCAATTAGTTGAATCAGCCAGCCTTACCGTCTCTCCGGTAGTATGCCGTCATCGTGCGCTCTGCCTCTAGGCAGGTGTGATACTTAGAGTGCTCAAGTAGTGCTCTGCTCATTATGCGGCCTCCTTAACGTAGTCAGCCAGCCTTACCGTCTCTAAAAGCTTGGTGTATTCGTAATTGTTGGCCTCGTCTGCCTCGTAGGTACGAACCTCTAGGCCTCCGTCCTTGAACTCTACCAGGTAGCGAAAGGCTAGGTCTGAATGACTCTCCCAGTGAGTTGTTAGGTAGACATCTCCACCGCTTGGCTTTTTGTTGGCTACTACGAAGGCCGCGGCGAAGTCTGCCGCTTCATACCTTGGCAAGTCCCAGGCGTAGCCTTGCGCCTTAGCGATAAACTCTAGCGCGGCTTCAGGGTATCCGTCCCAGTGCTTATAGACATGGAATTGATTGTAATCGTCTCTGAATGTGTAGACTGCTCTTGTTGCCATGATATCCCCTAGTCAATGTAAACGTTAAAAAGAGCGTGTTCGTTATTACGCGTCACGACTGAGCCGCCGTAGTTGTAAGACTCTACGAGGTCATAAAGCTGGTCATTCGATAGGCTAGCCTCTTGCTGGTCTTCAAACTCGACGCGGTAGAGCTTTATTGTTGAGCTGTTATTCATTCTCATGATTTTCATTTTGTTTTCTCCATGTGTAGGCCAGGGCATGGCCTGTTAGTTCGCCCACGGCTGAACCCTGAGAATGCTCAAGGTGCAACCATTGCCAAGCTGCATGTAATTAGGCCGCAAGAGCAATGCGTACGACCTTAGCCATACTGCGCCCGTGTGCTGGATATGCCACGACATCGACGGTCTTATCCCAGCAAGCTTTGCATGAGCCGCACTTGCCTTCTCGTGCATACGCTCCGCACAAGAAGACATCGGCCGGCACTGTCTCACGGTCTGCAACAATGACTGAGCCGTGTAGTCCTGGCTGGTAGTCTCCCGTTACGCTGTCACTGCTAAAACGCACTGATACGTTCGGCAATGCTTGCATCGTGGCAAGTATCGACGCAAATTTAGGAAACTTATGCATTCTTGTAGGTAGCCAGTGCTTAACCCAGGGTGTGGCTTCCATAATGGTCAGGATCTTCTCGGCTAGTCCTAGCGCATACATATCACCGCTATCGAACCACCTGAAATATCTCTCGGTGTCTAAAGCCTGGATAAACTCCGCAACCCATTCGGATCGCTTCCAGTCTTCCTTGTTGTGTTCTCTAGGTTCCTTCACGTTGGCAAAGCGATAATTGCCACCCTTGGCATAACATCCAGCACAAGCTGAGACTAAAGAGCCATTACGATCATAAGATCCAGGGCAGGTGTCTCCAGCTTGAAGACTCCAGCTCTTGCAACCCAGCTTGCTAGTCAGTGAAAGTTTAATCATGACTGGATCTCCTAGAGTGAAGCGATAAAGAGAAAAGCCACGAAGGCCGCGAGAATGAACCCAGCGAAGGCAAGGCCTTCCTTGAGCATTGTCCATGCGCTGATTTTTGGCTCTGCATTATATAGGTGCTTAAAGTCTTGCATTTTGTGTCTCCATGTATCCGTTGCTGTTCAACGTGAAATGATTCTCTCACAATTAATTGCCAATATGCAAGCATTTTGAAAAATAACTGCTAAGGCTTGTTGCGTAAAAACAACAAAAAACGCTGAGAAGGCCATTTGATAGGCTTCTCGTTGGCTTGAGGTTTTCTTGAGGTGTCCTGGTGAAGTGTGCAGCGGTTAGCTTGAGGATCTCTTGAGGATCTCTTGAGGAAAAAAAGAAACTGCTACACGAAGGCAGGTAAGCTAAACAAGAATAGTTCTCATTTAGATTCTCATTTAGCACACAATAAGCTCAGTGTAAGGATATCTAATCCTCATTCACGCATTATAAATCAACGAGTTACGCGCACATGTACCACACAATGTGCCAACACGCGGTAATCTTGAGGTCAACGGCTGGTCAACGAAGGCGGCATGGGGGGATTTCGCACAACCCATCGTTCGAGGTGGGCTTTCAGATTTTTTTCCCAAAACATTTTGACCCCTAAAGCTACACCATTAGTTTACATCTAGCCAACTTTGTAAACCCCCAGAGACACACCTCAAGATAACCAGGGGATGGTCATGAGGTGGTCTGGTGGAATGTGTGCTGTGTTGCATCCTCAGGATTCCCTAGATACAACATCGAGCAGCTTGCATAGGTCTACTACTTGTTCATCACGTACATTGTAACTTCAAAGCCAAAGCGCATTTCTGTTGCTGATGGTTTAGTCCACATAACGATCTCCTTGAGATAACATTTAGAAAACCCTGACGGTGCAGGGGATACTTAATGCCAGATCAATAGAGAAGGACTGGAGTCCTAAAGTCTATCTTGAGGCTAATACATTGAGCAGCTTGCATAGGTCACCTAAAGAGAACCATTAGATATCTAACAGTTCACTAAGGTTTCCTCTATAGTATATAACCTTATTGGTAATAACTATTATTGTCTTGTCTATAGACATTCTAAGTCGTCTCTAAGACAACTTAAAGATAACTCTAAGAGAACATCTAGTTCTTTTTCACAGATATCCAGGGCTTGTCTAAGTCCTTGATGTCTGTCTTGAGGGGGATGTCTTCGATAGAAGAGGAAGCCCACCTAGAAATGTCTCTTCCAAGTGGGCAACCAAGGATATCTTGTTGTTTTATCTATCGGTACCAGCGTTACCGTTGAACCAGCTGTTGGACTTGGGTTTAGCTCCAAAGATACCATTCATGAACTTCTTGAGTTCTCTATCCATAGCCTGGGACTGGATATCTTTAGCTGCCTTGTTGTTATCTCTGCCCATAGTCTCAACCCAGTAGTTCACTGCGATAGCCAGAGCATCAAGTCTATCGTCATGTACCAGTGCTCCACGGTCACGAGTGATACGTGTAAGCTGATAAAAGAGGCTGTACTTGATGTCAGTGGCGGTATCATAGTCTTTTTGGATGATCTTCTGGTCAACGATAAGTCTGTGACTAGACATCACAGGTTCAAGGGTATCAATGATACGTGCTTCCTTCTGAGTGCTATGCTTCACCTCAGTGACAGTGCAGGGGTAGATCCTACCCAAGACTGGCTTCAAGAGCTGAGTGAACATACCGTCACCGAAGTTGGCCTCGATGATGATCTCCTTCACCTGGTTCCTCTTGGCTGCATAGGCTAGAGCCTCAAGAGTCTCAGGTTCATATCCACCAGTCACACCTCCCGTTTCAGTAACGAAGAGATTGCCAGCTAGAGCCTTCACTACAGCGTAGCCAGTCTCATCCTTACCCCTACCTGAGGGGTCAATGGACATCACTGAGCCTGTGTACTCAGACATCTTGTCAGAGTGCCACATAGGACGGTAGAACCTGTCTCCCGTTAGGGCAACATTGGGTAGATCATTGACGCAGACTTCAGGAGCTGCAGCCCAGGCTACCTTAAGATGACCCATAGTGGGGTTCAGGTTCATCACTACGAGGTCTGAGACCTTCAGAGGGTACCTGTCAGCGTCACTAAGGGTGGTATCCAGCATGAACTGGAGGGCAAACCCTGCACGACCATAGGAAGCCCTACGTTCCATGAGGTCTTCGTCAGAGAAACGCTTGGGATCTGTAGATCTCCCTACGTTCTCCACGTTCTCCTCCAGTCCCTTGGTAACATAGGGAGCCAATTTGCCTGAATATTTCACAACTTGAGGTAATTCAGGGAAAAGGGCAGGCCAGATGCGAGCCTCATAGCCACGTTCAGGGAGCTGGTTGTACAGAGACATCTCAGTCTGAGGGGTGCCTAGGTAGATAATACGTCCACCTGGCTTGAGAATAGCGTCAAACTCCTTCACAGCCTCTGAGAGTTTGTCCCTCATCATCTGTGTAGCTGAGTTGTTAGGTACCTCAACGTCATCCGCAATGAGGATGTCAGCACGAGAACCTGTAATCTGACCTGTGATACCCACAGACTTAACTGAAGGTGAGTGGTCAGGGGTAGCTGCACCTACATCAAAGGCAATAACGGAGTCCCGTTGTCCTTCTTTAGGCTTGAGGTGTTGAAGAATTGGGATCTCGTTGATCAGTCTCTTCACGAATGTAGAGAATGCGTCAGCTCGTTCCTTCGAAGCTGAGACCACCAGGATCTTCTTTTGGGGATCATTGAGTAGAACCCAACATACAAAGGCTGAAGTCAGCCATGATTTGCCTACCCCTCGAAAAGCTTCGATGACGGCACGACGAGGTGCGTTCTGTAGGTAATTAGCAATGTCGACCTGTACCGGAGTTGGGTCAGGTAAACCGAGGTGTCGCCACACAACATATGTGAACACCCTAAAATCTGATAGTACGGTACTGTTGTCAGCCATAAAATCCTCTGTCAGCTACGCTAGGTAGCTTAAAAGTAAAAAATAGGTGGAGCTAAGGGGTTAGCCTTAGTCCACCTTTGATCGTGCGTTATACGTCGATTGTGTGCGTCGTTATTTCGATTGACGCATCGGAATTACGTTATCGTCCTCAAATACAGGCAAATCTGCTAGATCGTGAAGGGGAGACCCTGCAGCGTTCACAGCTTCGATCTTATTGTCTTTAAGAAACTGTCTGGCTACATTTAGGATAGCAGCTGGAGGAGGAAGTGAGACACCTGTATCGGGGTCAACGTATTCCTTCTCCAACTCCTTCTTCAAAACTCTAGCCAACGTACCGTGTAGGGAACCTAGTTCCTTTTCGTCGGCTTTATTATTCATAATGTTCAACTTAGAAAATGTTTAATGATCCATTCCTTGAATACAGTCAGGGCTACACCAAGACAGGACACAACAAAGGCTATGCCCCCGATGAATCCTTTGTATCTTGTCATCTCATCGCGTATCGACTGCATACACTTTAAGATTTCGTCTTGGTGTTCTTTCATTGACCTGACTTCTGACTCAAGAACGGCAATGCGTTCCAGAGAGTCAGCCATCTACTATTCCTCCAGTGGTTCTGGAGTGACAGGAGCTGGAGGAGGGACGAACTCACCATTGTCGTAAGTCCATTCAGAGGTTACCTCGTCAGGGCATTCAGTCCAATACAAAGGAAGAGCTACTTCAAATTCTTCAGCTTCTACCTGTGCAACACGAACGCCAATCTCACGGGGTTCTATAGGGGAAATAAGTGCTTTCTTCATATTTTAATACTCCACAATAACTACGCCAGCAGAGCCAGCACCGCCTGGTGAATATGTTGCGTTAGTGCCGCCCGCACCAACAGTTACTGAAACTGTGCTGCCTACTGTTAATCCGCTAATTACTTCAATTGCAGTTGCACCACCACCGCCACCAGCACTATTGAATGAACTAGCACGACCACCACTGCCACCACCGCCATAACCTGTGCCAGCAATTCCACCACCAACCCCAACTTTTGGAGCTCCACCAATTCCCAAAAATGAATCTCCACCGCCATTTGGTGATGCATTGCTTGTGTCACCTGCTTGACCGTTAATGTTTAATTGACCGCCTGTTGCTGTCCCTCCAGCACCACCATTGGCATTTGCTGTGCTTGAATTTACAGCACTACCACCACCACCGCCTGTTGCTGAACAATAAGCACCAAAAGATGAAGTGCCACCACTTCCGCCAGTAACTGCACTTGGAGTTGTGTTAAATCCAGCGCCAGCACCACCACCACCAACTACAGTGACTTTAACTTTCGTGATGCCAGAAGGAACAGTAAATGTGCCTGATGACGTAAACACCTGCATGTTACTAAAACCACCAGCAGCAGGAGTAGTCCAAGCAGGAGCTGCAGCAGTACCTTGAGATGTCAGTACCTGACCTGAGGTACCGTAGTTGGCACCACCAACACCAAACTGACCATTGGCACCAAAAGTAATTCGTGTTTGGAGAGATGCTGCTGAACCTGCGGCACCACTAGGTACACTGAAAAATGAATGAACACCAGCAGACTGAGAGTAGAGTGCACCACCACCAGTACCTGTATTCTTCCATCCACCGTTAAAGTAAACATTGGTGTTTAGATAACCATCAGTACCCTTGAAGGTTACGGTACCTGTATTGATTAAATCAAGGTTGCCACCACCACTCCAACTTTGAGGAGTAGTACTAATCCCCAAGTTACCATTGGCATCCCAAGTAGGAGCACCTGTACTCAACTTAAGCGTAGTAACCGCACCGTCAGCAATCTTTGCTGTAGCAACTGCACCATCAGCAATCTTAATGCTAGTCACCGAGTTAGTGCCAAGCTCTGTTGCAGTGATAGACCCAGCACTCAGCATGTAGGCCTTAACCTGATCGACGGTGATACGCTTAGACGTACCACTATCATTGACCTCAAGCTGCATTGCTCCTGAAGCACTGGAGGCAGCTGTAAGGTCTGAAATTTTAATATCTGGCATAAAATATTTCCTTTAGTATACCCGTTTCCAAGTACCGTTATTTTTCACATAGACCGTAGGGGTCACCCAGACACCATTGCGCTTCACTCTTGGAAATACAGGTTTGTATTCTCCACCGCGGTGACCAAAGATCTGACCGTCAAATGGAATAAGAGTTGAGACTGGTGACATGATGGAGTCGATCATGTTGGACTCGCCAAAGGCAGACCTAAACTCACCCGTAGAAATAATACGGGGGTCTCCACTTTCTGTGACTCTCCGTAGAGGTTCACTTGTTACAATTGCATTCTGTATCATAATCATATTCCCATTCAGTATTCCATTTGCACTCAAATCAGCTTCACCGTTTGCAAGGAAGCCTCCATAGGCTGTGACACTACCTGTACCCCCAACCAATGAGGCAGCTGCTTGAATGAGCAGTGGGTAGATCAGGAAGTCTGTTGATGCCTGGAGACTTGAAGAAGCTCTCGTTGTGTATTCTCCAACAGCACCAAGCGTACCTGCAGACTGACCATTGAATTGACCAGAAGCGATAAAGCTAGGTGTGGAGACAAAGTATCCCTCAGTCTGTATGTCAGCCTCAGGGTTGAGCGTTAGAGATGGAACCACATCATAGGACAGCGAAGCATTGAGAGAGCTATCAACGTCTCTAATGACATTCGGTTGTAGTGTAATAGATGCTACTGAAGAAACCTCTGCAGAAGCTTCGTATTGGTATCCCAATAGAGCTGAGATATCCCCACTACCTGACAGACTAGCAATGAAGTTCTTGTACCAGGTAGCTTCCGCATCCACGGAGCCAGAGGCAGTCATTTCACTGACCGCCCCAGCTGTGAATGTTGAGGCTGACATCTCAGAGAGTGCTCCAGTCATTTCTGACGAAGCACCTAAGAGAATACCTGCAACAAAGATCTGAGTGCCAACTGCGGTTAGAGTTGAGTCGGCATACAGAGGAGCATAGTTCTGGGTAATCCGAGGGTCTAGGCTTTCAGTAACGCGTAAAGATCCATCTTCGGTAACACGAAAGCCCTCAGCCATAAGACTAAGCCAATGTGAGAGTTAGGTTACCTGAAGAGAACTGGATAGTATCACCATCGTTGACAGTCTTAGAGGTGCTAAGACCACCCTGCCATAGAAGGTTGCCGCCAGTAGAGGCATCAAAGATACCTACGTGAGTGACAGTACCGTAGTTGCCACCTGCAGCCGTCCAAGAGACAACCGCTGAATTTGATGTAGTACCGCCTGGAGTTGCCGCTGCATTGAATGAAACAGACTTACGGCTATAACCAGAACCGGATACTTCAGTACCACCACCAGAGTCACCTGGAGCTGCTGTATAAAGTGCAACGTACCATGCTGAAGGACGGGTGGCAGAGCCTGTGGTCATCAACCAGTCAAGAACTAATTTTTCTGCGTAATCGGAAAGAGCCGACATATTGATTCCTTAAAAAGTTAAGAGGTTACTTTGAACCAGACATCACCATCAGTTCCACCAGTGGGATCTGAAGTTGAAATTGTGAAAGATGAAATGATTGCATCAGCCTGTTCGAGCAGGGCTTGAGATTGCTGGTTTATGTTATTCGCAATAGCAATCTGAGAGGCAACACCATTATCAACGTAGTTCTTTGTTGCAGCATCCTGATCATCGGCAGGATCTATGACGTTCGTAATGCGCCGGTTGTCAGCACCATAAGTACCATCTTCACCGACGAATAGACCTGTAGCTGCTAGGTCATCAGTCTCTTGAGATACATAGAGGTTGAACGTAGCGAGAAGGTCTAGATCTCGTTCAAGAATCACCGAGCCATCTTGGAAGTCCACGACAGCAACATCCTTAGGAGTGATCCTTCGGATCTCAATGAATGATCCATCTGCTGGTGCTGAACTGAATCGAACTGTATTAGAGTTTAGAAATGTGAATGCTGTGGTTTCAACACCATCTACATACACATGGATGTGACTAGGATCCAGATAACTGAAGCTGAACGTGTAGTTCTGCGTACTTCCGTTCGCTGGATAATTTACATAACTATACGCCACTGTAAGTCTCCAAAAGAAAACCCCAGGAGTTACCCTGGGGCTGTGTTAGTCTTGCTGCTCAGTGGATGGATAATCATTCGCCAAGCTGTTGAGGATAGATGTCATTGGGTAAATGTTCTGCAATGGCAAGAGTTTCGTCCAAGCTTTAATATCCTTCGACGTTGTTTGATACTCATCGGATGTGGCATTGCGAACAGCCTTCTTCATAGAGATTAAGGTATTCACAGCCTGATAGGTTGGGTTTGAAGCCAAGCTAGACAAATCAGATGTAGTCCTCATGCCTTGGAACATTGGGTAAGGGGACAAGGTATCGTAGATATTAGGAAGCAAGGACACCTGCGCCAATCGACCAAACGAGTTGGCAACGATCTGGCTGGTGTTGAAACGCTTAGACAGAAACTCTCTCTTCTTCTCTTCGTCCATACCTGCAGACTGCACCGCGGTTCTTCCCATGTAGGCCAATGAGGCCATGAAGGAACCATGAAGCACTGTAGATAGTGTTGAGTAGTCTTTGTGATTCAGAGCGAAGTTAAGAGATTTGTTCCACCCGTGGATTGAGAAGTTCATGAACTGGAAGACTGTCTTGCCCAGTGTGGTACCCATGATAGGCACCATTGATGCAAGGTCATTCTCCTGGACAACTCTTCGAGATTCACGATGGATAGCCGTCATGAACTTAGAGTGACTCTCAGGATCTTCCTTCACCCACTTGTCGAGATCCAGCTTGAAGGTCTTAGCGAACTGACCATTGGCTTCCTTCGTGTACTGCTTAAGGTTTGCCATGATCTTGGCTGTGTCACCTTCAGACAGACCCATCCATGCTAGGCGATCCTTTGTGAGGAACTTCGACTGGATCTTTCCATTCGCCTGGTTGACGAAGTGGTTGACCAGTGCAACTGCATGAACTCGTTTCTGCTGAACCATTAAAGGTGTCATGCCTGTGTAGTCCAGGACACCTCTAGCCATCTTCTTCAGCCCATTATCTAGAGCATCCAATCTCTGGTTGAACTTGGTGTCACCAAGGTTTCTCACCCAGTCATCAGATCCCTTGAAGTCGAGACGAGCGATGTACTCAGACCCTACGCCACCTATGGTATTCTCTAGATGGTCTAGGATCTCATTAGGAGCCTTCCCAGTGGCAAGGTCTCTGCGGAGTGCCCGAAGCTCAGGCATGGCCTGTAGGGAGGCTTTCCAGCCCATTGTACCCACAATCTGAGCGAACTCGATTGCCTGGTTCCAGACTGCACCACCCATCAAACGCATCACGTTGAAATTTCGCCACATGCTCAACCCTTTGTTGAGCTTCGTGAACTCTTCCTCAGGGATCCCCAGGATACGATCAAAGGTGAACTGTAGGTGTTCCCTTGTCTTGGCAATCTCAGCATTCGAGGTGAACTCACTGCCGAGCTTGTTCTGGGTAGCTTCCGCAATCAGCTTGTCCACATCAGACATCTTGTAGACATCTAGGTGTTTAGCCAAAGCGACACTTGCAGCCGTCCTACGGATGTATGGTTCCACCACATCAAAGGCATTGGAATGAATGAAGTCATTCAAGGTTACCTCTTGGGTAGTACCATCAGCCATTCTCCAGGTCTCACGGTATCCCTCATCAATCGTATTACGATGACGAAGGCTTGAGCTGGTGCGGCCGATATCCGAAGGTCTAGTCGGGAACATGCTCTCTAGGATGTCTACGGCTTGCTGTTCGTTGAACCCACCGTTCTGCATAAGAGAGAACTTTAGGGCTTCTCTATCCTGACCCTTTAGAAGGTCATCAAAGAGATCGGTTGTACGGTTTGCATGAGCTTCCTCAACTGAACGTACATACCACTTGCCGAACCTTTCTGCCTGATCATCAGTCACAGCGTCACCACGAGCTGACTTGTAGGCTCTCGCCCACCAGCCTTCTACAGAGTCACGACCATAACCGGACACAAGACTATTCCACTTCGTCACATCATGTTTACGAGGGAGATAGTTTGGGTTCTTC